CTTGGAGAGATCTCCTTTTTTGTACATCAGGTACAGGGCCGATACGAGTTGACCGGCGGTGTCCTTGTTGATTGGCTGGGCCACGAAAAACTGTCCTTTGTCGTCAATGTGGAGGTTCTCCTTGATAAAATCCTGGAAAGCCTTTTGTTCCGCATCGGGAACCACAACGCTCAGGTCAGTACTTTTGATGGTGTTAGCCACAAGCCCTTCCATTTCCTGTACGCTCTTGCGGTAGTTCTGCTCGTCTTCCTGGATCTTCTGTGTCAGCCTGGCCAACTCCTTTTGATCCGCATCCTGCTGTTCCCTGTAAGCCCGGTCGGCTTCCATGAACAACCGGTTGTTCTTTTCGGCAGATTCTACCAGTACATCGATATCTTCCTGTGCAAGACCTCGGTTCTGCAGACTGGTTTTATACAGTTGCTTTTGTAAAGATACATTCTCTTTGAATACATCATAGTCAGGAAGCGTCACAGATTTGCGGGAGAAAAATTCCTCATCTGTGCCCCCGGACAGGCGGTGCATGCGGTAGGCCTCACTGCGAGGATCCACTTTCTGTAGCTCCTGCTGGTACCTTGCGATCGCTGCCTGCTCGACCGCACGTTCCCTGAGCGCTATGCCTTCGATGGAGTTCGGTGCCACGTTACCGTAGTCGACAGTGATGTCGAACCCACGTACACGGTTGACCTCGTTGAAGAAATCGATCTGGGCCTGTACCTCCTCCGGGGTAAGCTCGATAGTTTCGTCGCCTTCTGGCTCAGTACCTTCAGGGGCTGTACCTTCCGGAGTTTGCCCGCCTTCAGGCGTAGGTGCTGGGTTGTTCGGATCTGCCGGAGGATTGTTGGGGTCGGGATCACCACCGCCAGTAGGAGGAGTAACAACCGGAGCGGCGGGTTCTGCCGGTTTGATCAGGGGTTCGTTCTTGAACATCTCGTTAAGAGATACTTGTCCTTCTGCCATATTGCTGGTTTTAGAGCTCTAATGTACGTCACTTTTCGCCACTGACCTTGTTCTTCATCTTGACCTTGGCGTCACGCTGGGATATCTTGTCTTTCAGTTGGCGATCTTTTTCCTTGTCCTCGAGGTTCTCCCGGTGCATTTTCATCTTGGCTTCAATGTCTAGTTCCTTGCCGCGGGCATCTTGGAGTACCTTCATGCGGGCCAGGATCCGGTCCTCAATGGCCAGGGCATCAGGCTCACCATCACCGTCGTTGTCTGCGGTCTTGGTAAAGCTCACGATGTTGTACTCACCCTTGACCATCTCGTTCTGGTCGCGGCGATCCCATTCCTGTTGAAGCTTGTCGATATCCAGTGCATGTTCGTAGTCACGGAAGGCACGCTTGCGTTCTTCTTCCATGGCCTGGGCTTCCTGCTGGGACAGCTGCATGGCCTGCTCGGCCTCGGCATTGACCTGCTCGATGTACTTGAGCTTGGTCCGGAGCTCAGCAATGTTCTCGCTGAGAATGATCTCCAGCAGCGTGGATGGTTTGGTACCGTTCTGCAGCATTTCCTGCATGTACCCTTTGAGCTCCTGTAGCTTGCGTTGTTCCTTGGCGGAGGTACGGACCACCAACTGCAGAGCAGACGTACAGTAGTCAGCCGGATCCATCTCGAGCATGGTCAGGTCGAAGAGGTCAGAGGTGAACATGTCACGGGTACCTTCGCTGAGCTCGATCTTGGAGTACGCCAGCAGGTCGTTGAAGTCCTCGTGTAGGACCTCTTCGAAGGAGGTGTATATGTTATCGGTAATGACGTTGGAGGTAAAGACGGATTGTTGTACGTTGCCTACGTTCTCCGAGGCCATGATCTGGCCCTTGCGGGGAAGCGTGATGCCCAGGACGTCGTCCCACATCTGCCGGTAGTGGTTCTGCAGGTCGATCAGCTGCTTGATGGGCTCGTACATGCTCATGTCCAAGATCGTGTACTGATTCATGGACCGGTCCACTTTGTTGGAGGAGCGATCGATCATGGCCCAGCCCACGGCATCGGCGTAGTAGAAGAACTTTTCCTCGTCCCAGTCCCCTTCGTCCGGAATCGCGTTCTTGTCCATCAGTATGATCTTGCCTTTGCTTTTGGCAATGAGCCGCTCAATGCTCCAGTTGATCACCATGATCATGATCTGGTATGGCAGGCCCAGGGCAGCGATGGATATGTTGGAAGCGTGCGTGTCAGAGAATGCCCGGCCGTTGTACGGCAATGCTCCCTGGCACTGTACCGGCAGTGGACCTTCCTCAGCATAGAGGTCATCCATGATCCGGTAACACTGGTAGATCTCATCCCGGTACTCTACCCGGGCGGACTCTCCAGCGGCTTTGTCTACGGGGTAGTCCTCATCCACTTCCATCTCCTCGATCATACCGGTAGTAGGATCAGGGTAGGAGAGGATTTTCACCATCTTCTTGCCGCGCCACACTACATGGTACACAGGCAGTAGGTCAGCCTGCTCCCGGCGGGTTTCTGCCCGTCCGACGTAGTCGTAGAGGTACTGTGGTACAAAAGGAGTGGTAGCGGTAAGTCCAGAGTTATCGTAGATCTTACGTACGCTGGCAGGAGTGAGTGTGTTGTGGAAGCGCTCGGTGATACCGGCAGCTGTCATCCACATGCGGCGTACGACCCAGTCGTGGTTCTTGACGAACTTCTCATCCGGACTGCCGCCACTGATCAGGTCCAGGGGAGAGACGCATTCGTACTCCACCTTTCCATGGCGCAGTTCCTTGTAGGTATACATCCAGCCGCTGAGTAGGTAGTGCTTCATCAGCTCGAGTCTGGTAGAGTTGAACCTCACCCGGGTAAGGGTACGGTCCAGCCAGCGTTGTCCTGCGATTGCCTGATTGTCCGCGTAGGTACCGACAAAGCGTTCTTTCACCTGTGCCGGCATTTCCGGCTGGATATCGTCCAGCTCGCCTACCGGTACGCCCATGGCTTCAGCTTCAGCACGGGCAGTCAGCGCAAAGTGCTGCTGCAGGTTCTGTACGATTGCTTTCTGCAGCTGTTCGTTGTACTCATTGTATGCCTTCTCTCCTACGTGCGCTACCTGGAATGGGAACGGACGCTGGGTGAGCTCGTTGATCAGCAGGTCTATGTTTGTGCGGATGATATTGAGCGGCCGGATCTTGGCGGGGAATCGTTTGTGCTGTTCGTTGGTAGCGCTGAGCGGATCGGTGATATGAGTAAACCACTCCAGCGGGAACTGGTTGTTGTACACCTCGTAGTACACCCTGAGCTTGCTGCGGGTATCGGTATCGTCATGGGAACCCAGTGCCCAGGTGTTGTGGATGTAGAACTCCGCGTTCTGGTGATACCATTCATCCGTTTTCTGGCTGTACGGTATCAGCTGGTTTGGGCGTGTTGTCTGCATGTCAGTAGTTTGTTGTTACGCCGGTGGTTTTACCTGCACCTCCAAACAAAGGTCGGGAATAAAACTGTTTCTTTTTCTGCTTCTCCTGCTCCTTTTCAGCTTGATAGACTTGTTCCTTGAGCTCGAACTGCCCGACGATCAGCGAAGATATGGTATCGGCGTTACGCTGGGGCTTGTATTTGAGTAGCTCGCGGATGCCCACCAGGTCGTACCATAGGTGAAGATTGAGCGTACGCTTGCCGTCTTCCCCCACGCTGCGCAGTTGCTTGTGCCAGTCCACCACGTAGGTGAAGCCCAGTCGCTTGCGATCGGTAGGCATGTTCATCAGGTACCGCCGGTTCCGCTCCTTGCTGTACTCTTTGGTGAGCGCGATTTCTGGTTCGAAGCTTAGCCGGTGCATGTACTTGTTGGTCTTGGCGTAGTCAAGTACGCCCTGGCCACCACCCGCGATCTCACCTTGTACGTCTGCGTCATAGAAATCTGCCAGATTGAACAGTATCTCGTACGCCCGGTCAAGGTCTACGGGCCGGCCGCGCCACCAAGCAACGGGCAATCCTTCGTAGGAAGGATCAATGTTGTTGTACATCTTGAATACCTGGATGCAGAACAGGGAGGTATCGTCCTCAGCCATCTCGTTGTAGTACGGGTCAAAGACCACTTTGTACAGTCCCAGCGGGATGCGGCCGTTTCCGTCCCGGTACGGAGGCTCTACCATGGTAATGGCCCCTTCCAGGTTGTCTTCGTTACTGTGTGGGTAATTCTCGATCGGTCTGGCCTCTGACTTTGGCATGGGTACGAACAGCAGCTGGCGATTGTCATCTCGCTCGAACTCCCCGTACCTGAGGATAGACTTGATCACCGGATCGTGGAGGATCCGCTGCTCCTGACGTTTGAGTTCCCGGAGCAGGAACGGATTGTTGGATACCCGCTGGAAGACCTCGGACGGAAAGATCGGGTATTCAGCGCAGTACCGGTCCAGCTCCTTGTGGTCCGGTTTGAGCTTCTGTACCTCCCGCTGGTCCATCTCATAGTCGTACGCTGCTTTCATGTCGACGTTACCTTCATCGTCCATGAACACAGTGTTTACCCGGTAGGCGGGAACAAAGTACCCTATCTCGGTGCCTTCCATCCCCTCCTCAAATACGTTGGGGAATGCCAACATGTTGTACTCCCTGGGGTTGGTGAAGACGGCTTCCAGGCCCTCGATACCCGGACCTTCCTCACCGCCGGTACCGAACACGGAGATCTGACCGGTTACCACACCCCCGTCCTGGATGGAGCCGAGACAGACGCTGAGCGCCTTCTTGAGGTTCTTGAAGGATCCGGCTTCCTCGAATGTGACTTTACGTCCCCGTTTACCGCGAGTCTTGTTCGGGTTATCGATCACTACACCGATGATCTCCGAGAAGTTACCACGCTCCACGCCTTCCCCGTCGACGTACGACGCCTTCATCTTTAGCGCCAAGTCACTTTTCATCCTGTTCTGCTTCCATTCGGGGCAGTTGTCATTGATGAAGTCCATCATGTCCTTGGCCTTGTTCAGGATACCGTCCGTGGTGAGGTACTGCTCGATACCTGCGAAGTAGTAAGACTTGGACCTGGGAATAAAGGTGTAGTTATATACGCCGTCAGACGCTTCCTTGTAGGAGAAGCCTGCACCGCGGGCCTTGGCACAACCAATGTGCTGGGCTCCAGGGGATTGGATCCCCATGAATTCTCCGCCGTGCCATGCGATATCTTTGAAGTTGTACCACTCGTAGTCGATCTCGTAGAACCTGGGGAAGTCGAAGATCTTCTCCATCGTGAACCTGCCGATCTTTCCGTTTTTGCCACGGGCCTCAGCGAGGGCAGCCTGCAGCTTGTCGTCAGGTAACTTCGATATCGGGGTAAAATTGAGGTAGAATATGTGCCGGCCCGGGACCCAGAGATCACCAAACTGCATGCCGTCCGCGCAGCGTCGCTCCCAGAGCTCCCAGTACTCACGGTACTCCCGGCTTCCACGCAGTGCACGGGTGTAGTATCCGCCGTTTCGCTTGAAATCAAGGGCAGCTTCCCGGAAATACTGTGTATTGACAAGCCTATGAAACATCGTCGTTGTCTTCGAGTGGTACAGAATCTGCTTCTACCGGGGACTTTCCGTCGAACAGTACAGCTGAGAGCTTGGTGAAGTCGGTACCGGTAGCAGCTGGACGCCGGCCTTCCTGCCAGGAGGTACGTTTGCCTTCTTTTCCGCCCAGAACCTTGGCGCCACGTACACTTTCCCCCTTGGTAAGCTCCCGGTACACCCGGTCTTCGAACTCCTCATAGGATTCGTACGCCTTCTTCACGCTGCCAAGGTTGGCCAGGTACTCCTTGGCGGAGTGCAGCAGCTCACCTTTCTTGTCCTTGGCGTTAAAATCTATGGTCTCGAAGTAGTTGTCCAGCTGCTTCAGACTCTTGCGCATGGATTTCAGTGTCCGGAGACTGCGCGCGGCATTGTCCTGGTAGGCGTCGTACACGTCCAGGGCCCGTCGTACCTGGTCGGTAATATCCTCCGGCTCAAGATCGCTGCAACGCAGGGCCTCAGCCAGCCGGTCTTCATCGGTCATATCCCTGAGCGGACTCTTGAAATCTACCATCATGTATATCCACGTGAATACACGCTGGGCGTGCAGCTTCTTGCGGCCGTCAGCGTCTCCCTTCACGGGCTTGCTTCGTACCAGGATCTCTTTAAACTCCGGTACCATCCAGATCCACTCCCGGTTGAGCTGGATCATTCCGGTCTGGCTGTTGAACTCGAAGAGGTTTTGCATCGAACTGGCGTTTTGACAACATGAACTTCCCAAAGTACGGTACCTGGACACTGTGTATGCTGTGGTCCGGCATCGCGTCAGCTATAAACGAAAAAAGGTGCGACAGGCACCCTTGTACATCTTTGCGTTCTTCGCGGCAGAGCCGCACTACTTCCTGGATGCAATGCTCGTTGCATACCGGCAGGTCACTGTATTGGCGTATTGAGCCCATGTTTGATGAGTGTTTCTACTTCATCACGAAGATAAGGAATCTCAGTAATCCGTGGTTTTGTTGTACGCTGTCTGGGAAGCCCCATGTCCGGAAGCAGCGGGGGATGATACAGGATCCTACGTACACCAGGCTCGAAGCCCATCTGCTCCAGCATCCACTGGTACAGACTCAACTGCAACGTATAGTGGATAAGCTCACAGTCCATCAGGTGATCCAGCGGAGCCAGCAGCATGCGGTACTTACCAGTCTTGTAATCGTAATAGCTACGACTGGCAAGCTTCTTGTTGGTCTTGTGGTCTTCGATGTCTGCTACCCGGGTAGCTACTCCCAGCAGATGTCCCAGGTAAACCCGGTCGGCCCTACCAGCGAGACGTGCCTCGTGATTCCACAGTACCAGCTCAGGGTACATTCCGGGCGGCCAGTACCAGTAGTCCGGCTGTCCTACCAGCTGGATGTACTCTGGGTTGAGTACACGGACAATCTTTTCTCCCGTACGTACAACGCCCATGGCCAGGTCCATTTCCTCCTTACTCGCGTGCAGGTTGTTCCCTATCTCGAGGGAAGTATCTGTCTCTGCCTGCCACTTCCTTTTCCAGTACTTCTGGTCTTTGCCGTGCATCTCTGCCATCCGAGCAGAGTGGTACTCCGTGTCGAACTTTGGTTTGACCAGACTGAGCAACTGGGTAGCTGAGCGATAGACCTCGCCATGGTAGCTGTACTTGTGAAGATCGTCGTCGTATTGGATCATTTCACCCGTTCGTTGAGAACCGCCATGTCCATGTTGATCCGGGCTACATGGTCATGTAACATCTCCAGCCTGTCCCGTACATAGTACAGAAATCCATCCACGGTAGGACCTTTGACCTTGCTATCCGGCTCTTGGAAGTTTAGCCCAACGAGCTTTCTGGCCAGCTCTCCGTTGTACCCATCTACATCTTGCACGTGCTCGGAGATTCTGTCCATTAGCTTTAAGATTTCTTCGAAGATTGCACCTTCCGATCTTTTATCCAGTGGTGGGTCTATCCGGACTTTGCCAGGTTCCCCGTGATACAGAAACGGGTTTTCAGGGGCGTTGTTGTGCTTGTTACTCATCATATACAATTTTAAGGTGTACAGCCTTTTGTCATAGAGGGTAGTTCTCTCCTTTTGCCTCAGTGATCTCAGGCTCAGGTTCTTTCTGAACTCCGGTCTCTTCCAAGGGAGGGGCCGGAGGAGGCATTACTGCTTCCGGATCGGGGTTAGGCTGAGGCTTAAAGGCCTCTTCAGGTGTCAGCGGATACTTTTTGGGATCCATAGCGTGTGTATTTGAAGGTGAATCAATAATGTGTGGTAGGGTCAACAGGAGGTACCCTGTCCTTGTCTCCTTTACAGAGCAGGTACAATGCCCAGAGCGCTTCTTCCGAAAGCTTGCCCAGGCTCCGCTCTTTCCATTCCCAGCCTTCCTTAAATCCGCCGTACCACTGACCGAAGGGCTTTACCCTGAGGTCATCTTCCAGTTCACTGGGAGGCTCAATACTAGTTACCAGTACGATCAGTTCTTTCTTGTTCAGGTCTACTTTCATGGTTACGCAGTTGCAGCTTTGACCGCGAACATAGCCCCGGTTTCAATATGGGTGATAGCCAGGGAGACGTGCCTTCCTATCTGCTGGGCTCTTTCGATAGCCTCAGGATCAGTCAGGTTGGCTGTACCTGTCGGTACTACCTCCCTGATCCTGTCAATCAGCTTGGCAGCCAGTTCCTTGATCTCTTTCACGTCCTGGGATTCGGAGGTATTGAAGCCTGAGCGTACGAGTTTTTCACCGTAAGTCTTTTCCATGTGCTTGGTAGGTTTTGTTGCCTGTGAAGGTAGTAAGCGGGATAGAACTTCCAAAATTTTTTTTTGTGCACGTATGCCCACGAAATTTTTTTTGTGTGTGGTGGGAGAGTGTGGGACCACGTCCTAGAAGTCCCCCCTACTAACTTTTGCGGAGGCAGTCCCCCGTAGTCTTCCCACCATCGACCACGGGTGCGGGCAGGCGTAATTTTCACGTGGTAAAAACTTTCACCATGAACAAGCAAGTGATCACAGTCGGCCCGGAGCAAGATTTCTTCAACAGGATCATGAACTCCAGGGAGCGACTGTCTCTGGCCCATGCGGGCCAGAAACGTGCACTCAAGGTGTCCAACGTCACTTATGGCGTTGTGGCTAACCTTGGCAGCACGGGCCGTCAGGCCGTGAAGGACATTTACAACTTCGCCGCATACAAGGCGGAGACTGCAGATCGTCCTGAATTCAAAGCCCGGATTCGTGAGGCCATTCTGGCTGAGCGCAGCGGGGATTCTGCCACGGCCAAAGAGATCTTCGGTGATCTGCTGAACGAATGCCAACTCACCTTCGGCCTCATTAACAATGACGGCATGGCCTATCAGGCCAGCAAGGGTGAGATCGTGCACGTCCAACTGGGCAGCACGGAGGTGGAGGACAAGGAACACGGTGGTGAGCGCACCACGCTCATCGTGTCTACCATGACACCTGTTCCGGTCAGCCATGTGGCAGCTTCCAAAGGCTTCAGCTACGATGACGTGCTCATCGAAGAAGAGCCCGAAGAGGAGCTGAAGAGCATCGCCAAGCCCGCTGCAGCCAAGAAGGCTGTCGTTAAACCGTAAAGCGGCAAACCCATGGGAGGGAGCATCAGCTCTCTCCCTTTCTTTCGAACCATGAACCATAGCCCCATAAAGGGCATGATCAGCATCGTGAGCGGTGTGATCATGTCCGTGGTGGACTCCCAGGAATGGGACTTCCGCTAAAGCACGTCCTTGATCCTCTCCCAGCGGGAGGATCATTTCCATGTCATCAACAACCCCACATATGAAACCCGAACACATCGGCTTAGCCGCAGCATTCTTCATTAGCATGCTGCTGCTTGCGGCAGGACTCACCATGTCCAACCCGCAGGCAAGCATTCCAGCGCTCTTCGGAGCACTCCTCGTCACCGGGATCACAATCACGATCGTGGTTGAAGGCCTTGAAGAGGAGGCAACAGCATGAGCTGTTGCATACAGGCCAGCGCTTCGCGCTGAGCTCATGTCCAGGGCTGGCCGCAGGAGCGGCCGACGCCCTGGCGCGGAGAACAGAGCGGAGAGCACGCACGAGACCAACACGGAGCCCACCTGGGCTTCCCACCCCAGCGCCAAGTACTGAGAAAGCCTCAGGGCTGAGTACGTACCAATGCACTATCGTCCCCAGGGTCAGGTACTGATTTTCCAAACAGACGCTCCAGTGGGTGATCGTTGATAGGCAGCCCCTTGTCCGGGTACCGATGCATCCTATTCCCCTTGTACAGTAGAGCTGGATTGATCCAGTACGTATGCTTCCTGGAGGTACGTGGGATGATGAGCCTGTTGACAAGCTGGGACTTGGCAGCAAAGAATGTGGCACGCGTAACCCCCATATCCTCACAGTACTTATCCTCCCTCAGCTCGAGGTAGTCTGTGTCCCAGCGCAGATGCTGAGCAATGTACATTACCATGTCCTTGGCAGCTCCCGTGACCTCCTGGAACAGCGGCATCAGCCCATCCAGGTACAACGTGGCCCTATTCGACACCTCTATCTTCCTGATCTCGTACAGTTTACCATCGTTATTGGTACGCGGAGCAGCAACCGCTTCCATCTTGTACATGAAGGGTATCTGCAGTGGTACCTCGAACGGATTGGGCTCAAGTACCTTTGTTTTTCGTGACATAGTCCAAGATTTTGACACAAGATAGCATTTTTGTCAATTTGCTGGACTGATTGCCCCAAAATCACGTCAGAAAATTGTACTGAGTATACTTTGCTGGATTAGATGGCCTGAAAATGTGCCGTATAATATTCTAATACAGAGAACTGGAATTTTCCAGGGAGTGACAGTGGTGCAGCTCGCGCTGCAGGCCCACACTCCACCACACTCAGGGTCATCATTCACCCTCCCAATCCCGTCCCTCTCCCGGTATCAGCTATACCGCTGTACCCTCCCTATACGCCTCATCATACCATTCATTCACCACCAAAAAACCCACGACAATGGCACAAAATAACACACACAAACCCCAGAAATTCACAATCGAGGAGCTCACAATGACCCTCTGGCAGGTACGAAAGCTGCGAACCAGAGCTATCTTCCTGGGCATCTGCGGCCTACTCTGGAATGTACACAGTAAAAACCTCTCTGCTGCCTTTTGTGACATGGTACGGGCTATGCCGCTGTACCTGAAATACAGCGAGAGCTTCCTGTTCGAGCCAGGCGACTGGAAAACACGCGACAGGTTCCTGGACCTCTTCATCAAGGAGCTCTGTAAGAAGTACAACATTGTTCACCCTTCAAAACGCTGATATGGCACAACGGTATAAAACCACCCCGGAGAAGTTCGTACAGGCCCTGGCTGCTGTGCGAGACACCGAAGACACCTCTTGTTTTGGTATCTGTGAAGCTCTATTCGATCTGTATGCGTACGGCCTCATAGACAGGGTTACATACTATGCTGTAGAACTTTGGCTCACAAACAGGTTGTTTCCACCTCTGCGTAAAGTACTGAGACCTCACAGATTCACCTACAATGGGTACCTGTACGTACCAGGCAACTGGAAACCACGGGTACGGCTGCTCAACATGATCATCGATGAGATCTGCCATAAATACCATATTGTTCACCCCTAAAACACTGGCATGGAAAACGTT